CATAACGCCTCATCTGGATGAGGACTGTTGCAGAGGGTGTTTCTTCTTCCAGCATTATGCTAGAAGCACCGTTTGTCTCTGCCCGGTACGTTATGTGCGTGCCTTCAAACTACGCATAGTGGAGTCTCTCCCATGGGAACTGTTCACAAAGGTGGGAAGCCTAGGACTTCTAATAAGAAGTCAAGGAAAGGCCGCCCTTCCATTGACAGTCGGTGCGTTCCTGTTGATCCTTTCGAGCTGTTCGGCCGTCTGGCTGAGTCTCTAGGTGTCCACGACCTTAAATGGTACGGGAAATTTAGAGATGCCAAGTCGATCGTCAGTCTTGGGATCCCTGACATAGATGTCAGAAATGCGGACTACGTTCGTATTTTCCGGGATCGGTATCTCCTAAAAGAGGTACTAAGGAAGTACCCAGGTTTCGATCTGGGAATCGACAGGTCTCGTGTCGCCCTTGACAGCTTTTGGAAGGCTGAAGGGGTGAACCGCGCCACAAACGAACGATTGAGCTCTCTGCCGCGTGGGATTGACCCACGGGTACTCAAGGCATACAGCCTGAGTTGCCGAAAAGCAGCAGAGATCGCTGGTCGGTTGAATGTGCGCGGATTTATACGCGGAGCGCGCTTCGGTCCTGGTGCAACTACAGGGACGACGGCAGCGGAAGCTGCTGTCCCACTTAAGTTGTCCAAGGTCCTGGACGTTACTCACGAGGCAAAGGAACTCGCCTATCTCTACTTGACGACTGCGGCGCCTTCTTGGGCCGTAAATATATATCGTCAGCATGTCTACCGACATGATAGTAGAGGGTCGGGTATTGATGCCTCCACTCTCCTCCGTGAGGTTGAGAGTGATCGCGCAGAGCTGGTTCCCAAATCAGCTAAGACGGACCGCTTGATCTTCGTCCAACCCTGTGCCAATGCTGTGTTACAGTTAGGCGTAGGACGGGCGTTGAGAGAGCGGATGTATTCCTGGGGGATCAACCTCCAGGATCAGTCGATAAACCAAAACCTTGCTAGAGAGGCCTCGAAAACAGGGCAGCTTGCAACGGTCGACCTCGAGAACGCTTCGAACTCCATGTCGAAGCTAGTCGTCTGGGATCACTTCGGGAATTTCCCGATACGTGATGGTTCCCGGACGGACTCGCGGTGGTACGTTGTAGCCGATCTGCTACGGACCAGGTTTGGTAAGGTGGACGGTCGACTTCACGAGTTCGAAATGTTCAGCGCAATGGGGAACGGATTCACATTTGAGATGGAATCTCTGATCTTTCATTGCCTGGCGACTGCAACTTGTGAAGTCCTTGGGATCAAGCCGCTAGTTAGCGTCTATGGTGATGACATAATCCTCCCGGTGGCCGCTATGGCACTGTTCAGGAAAGTGTTGTCACACGCAGGTTTTGCCATTAACGAAGATAAGACCTCGGACTCAGTCTGGGGCCCTCTCTTCAGGGAATCCTGCGGCGGACATTACCTAGATGGTTTTGATGTCACTCCTGTCTATGTAGACAAAGTTCTAGACACGGAACACGAGATCATTTTACTTGCCAATAACCTGAGAAGGTGGGCAAGCAATGGCTCGTGGGGTTGCGACAGACGTCTGCAACCGGTCTATGAATGGATAGTCTCACACCTCTCCAAGCGGGGTCAGCGTACTGCTGTCCCGAATGGTATGGGTGATGAAGGGCTAGTCAAGGACTTTGACGAAGCCCGGCCTTCAGTGGCACTTAGACAGAAAGCCCGAAAGGGCGAGCTATACCACCCACCTCCCCTCGCATGGTATTCGACCGTGTTGGTTCGATCCAAACGGAAGAAGATTGTGCGGGATGAGCGTGGACTCGTGGCATGGCTTTTCACCCGAGAGACGGGCAAGTTCTCCTTGAGGGATAACACTCTTGAGGGGCGCCTCGCTCGTATGTTCCCGAAGCACGAACCCATCGGGTTAAACGTGCAGAAGGAACACATCTCCGTGAAGCGCAGAGTGATACATGGTCATTGGCGAGACATTGGCCCATGGCTATGAGCGCAACGTGTTCTGATTAAGAGACTGCGAGACGGGCGGAGGCCCGTCATGGAAGCAGCTCTTGAACAGAGTCCTTGACCTTTAACCCCTGGAGGGGCTCTGCCTCTCCGAGAGAACCCAACGACTGTGTGGGTTCTGAACCCCCTAGCACATGGCTGTGC